GCGGTGATCTGTCCAATCAGAAGCGTCTTTTGCAGGACCTGCGACGTGTTGGCTTGGCTGGGGTCCATCTCGACGTATACGCCAGGGACCCTGTTAGAGCTTGGATAGTATGTGAAGTTGATTCCCATCGTCATTCCCTCCCGACGCGGCGCGACTCGTCAGGCGCAGCCGGCGCTTCATTGGTCACATCGCCGTCCCGCAGGCGGCGCAGCCAGAACGAGTCACCGTCTGGAACCTCGCGGCCCTCATCCGGTAACAGTTGGAAGTTTCTCGGATCACGCACGGCGCGGCCCGCAACTGGGTAGACCTTCATGTATGCCTCCATTCATTTAGTCTCATCGCACGCGCCTCGCTCCAATGAAGCCGAACGCGCTATTCCCCGCCACGGTAAAGGTGGAAAGCGCGTTCAGATAAACCATCGTCGGCGATGCCAGACTCAGGCGGCTGGTAGGAACCGGGAAAATCGGGAATACCGCACCGGGCACAAAGGCCGGTTGAAAAAGCCGGAACAGCGCACCCGATGATATGCTTGGCAGGGTCGCAGACACGGTGCTGATGCCGCCGGCACTGCTGGTGATCGAGGTCGTGGCAGCAGGAGCAAAGCCGACCGCGCCGCTAATATCCCAGTCGCCTGCGGTTAGCTGAAGGCCGTATATCATCATCGTCACAGCCGTCGTCATCGGTATTGCCGCCAGTGACGCGATATAGCCAGAGAGGAACTCGCCAACCTGACCGGGCGGCGCATTGTCATTGGTGGTGGTGCCTGCCAGGGGCATGAACGGACCAGCGGCTTGCAGGGCCTCGATTTCACGCTTTGCCGCTGCAAAGTTGGCGCGCACGTCAGCGGTCAATGCCGCTCCTGCTACCGGCTTGGTCGGATCAATGGCGCTTGTCATCAGCATGCATCCAGGTTGGTCAGCTTGACGACCGCAGCCGGATCGGGATGGTCTTCCAGCGGCGCAAGGTGAATGTCCACGTCGATTTCACGGATAGGCACGCCAACCGGCTGCACACCATCTGCATCGGTGATCTGCCAGTCGATGTTAAATTCCCACTGATACCAGAGGCGCGCACGGTCCAGGTCCAGGTATCGCGCGCCGGCAAATGACGCGCCGCGCACCATGCGGCAATCCCCGATCACCATGTTCAGGCACGAGGCGAATATCTGCGCTTCGATTTCCTCAAAGTTCATGGTGGGTGCCTGCCCGCGCCGGTCAGTCTGCGCGTCAAGTTCCACGGCGATGCCGATGCCCTTGTGCAGTGTCTGAATCAGCCCGGTCCATACCTGATTGGCGTCAGCCTCCTGGCCAAGCGGCAGGACATAGGCAGCCGGCAATGGCATCGAGGTATTGTAGTTGCGCAGGCCCGCATAGAACTCGGCAGCACCAGCCACGCGCCCGCCGAAGATGGGTGCATTCGCGCGCAACTGGGAAATGAACGCAGCCATGATCATGCGCCGATTGCCATCTGCCAGCGATATTCCCGCACTATCGCGGGACGCATTTCCGTGACGTATTGCCGTCTCGCGCCCTCTGACATGACACGGCAGGCGGTCAGCATCAGGGGGAACTTATCCCGCATCACCCGATCCAGCAGGCGGTCGTCAATGAACGAGTCGCGCATTCACTTGGTCTGCTTCCAGGTCAGTGCTTTGGACAGTGCCAAGTGCACGCGGCGGTCCAGTTCGGTGTGCTCCTGCTCCATCACCCGATCCAGGAAGGGGCGCGGCTCCATCTCACGCCGCTCGCCGCGCTGCTTGGCGCGGGCCTTGCGCACGGTGCGGCCCAGGCTGCGGTGCTGACGCTTGCCGCCACCTGCGCCGCCATAGGCACCCACCTCCAGGAACAGCGCGTAAAACTGCCGCGCACGCACCGCGAAGCCTTCACCGGATGGATACACGAAGGTCTTGAGTGATCCGCGCAGCGTGCTTGTTGGTGCCGCTGGCGGCTGCCCTGGTGAACTGGCGCGGTATGGCGGCGCGGCTGGGCGGTATCTGGTGGCTGGGTGCGCGCCGTAGTGTCTGCCGCCGCCGTCGCCCTTGTTGATCAGGCGCGCCGTCTTGTTCTTCACGTCATTGCCGGCTGACCGCATCAACTTGGTAAGCTCGCGCTTGTCCAGCATCACCTGACCCCAGCTTGAAACGGTCAGCTTAAGGTCACTCACCCCTGCGATACCTTCACCGCGAAGTCAGCGGCGGGATCGGACCACCATGCGCCGGCTTGCCCAGGATCAACATTAGGAAGTGAGATGATCACAGTATCGGCGTAGACGTTCACGGTCCCTCCATCGAGGGTGATGTTGCCGCGCGTGGTGCCTGTGCCGGTTTGCACGCTGATATCACCAGATTGATTGCCGGCATTGCCGCTGTAAATCTGGATGTTGCCGCTGCTGTCACTCTGGCTCGCGCCGGAATAGATCAGGAGAATCCCCGTCGCGCCTTGCTGCGAGTCGCCAGAATAGAAATAGACAGCGCCGCTGTGTCCCTGCTGTGCATTGCCTGTGCCCATGCCAACGTCGGCAGTGTTGGTCGGACCTGGACCATCGGAAGAATAGACCCACGCGCCACCGATGCCGGTAGACATGATGTTGACGGCAGGTCCGGTCACGTTCGACAGCAAGCTCTGATCGTCACTTAGGTTCAGCGCGTCAATCGTCAGCGCGCCGGCAAGCTGCGCATCACCAGTATTGCGGTCGATGCTGAATGCCTGCCCTTGGTAGTTCCCGGCAGTGTCATACCGTGCGAAGCTCAATGCGGTCTGACCGAACTGCAATTGCCACGCCCAGACGCCATCATATTGAACCTCTAAAGCGGACAGACCTGATGCCGCGCTGATCATCCGCATATTCGCGGAAGTCGGCGGGATAGCCTGGGTGCCATCCAGGATCAGCACCGCAGGCGCGGACCCCATGCGCGGCGGCACAAGCCGCAAGGTGCCGGCCATGGTGCCGCCTGACAGCGGGAACGCATAGCCGATCAGGTAATTTTCAACGAACTGGTAGGTTGCCGCGTCCAGTGGTCCGGTCGGATCGGCTGCCAGGGTCAGCACCCCCAGCATTGTGCCGCCAGCCAGCGGCAACCATTCCGCAGCATCCATGGCGTCCTGGAGCGCACTGATCTCGTCAGCGGCTGCCTGGAAGTTGGCGCGCATATCTGCGGTGTATGCGTTCGGGCTGGCCGGCTTGGTGGCGTCGATGTTGCTGCTCATTGCCAGACTGTGTCCCAGGAGGTGCTTCCGCCGTCCCACACCACGTTGCTGTATGGTTCCGTCAGCAGCGCGTTGCGCGTTGCGTCACTGTCATCCGGCGTGGTCCTGCTGCGCTCTAATTCGCATTCCAACTGGAGGAACCGCTTGCGGCCCGCAATCTCCAGGGACCGGCGCACGCGGTAGACCTCACTGCGCAGGCTGCCATCTGGACGCTGCGTGGTCCGAACCACGACCTCGATTGTGGCTGGGTAGTCCTGCCAGCGGATGTAGACCATGTGCGTGACCGGCGCATCGACCTGGGTGCTCTGGTAGAAGGTGCCCGGTCGCGTGCCCTGGATGTCAGCGTGCACTGTTGCCAGCGGCACAAGGTTCTCGGTCAGTGCCAAGTCATCAGCAGGAGACTGGTCGCGCCGGTATAGCGTCACCAGCCAGCGCAGCGAGCCTATGGATGCCGCCAGGGAGCCAGACGGGTTATCCGGCATGGTTCAGCCAGCAAACGTCCAGAGGCGATAGGGATCGAGCAGGCGGTAGAATGCCGGTGGCATTTCCGCCGTCACATCACCCCGGTTTTCGTAGTAGTGCGCGGTGCCCACCATGATCGCAATGCGGATCGGCATGGGCACGGCATCAGGGTCGCCGTCGTCATATCCCGCCGTATAGTCAATGATCATGGACTGCTGCGGGATGCGCGGCAGAAGCTGCGGCTTCACCGCAACGTATCCAGGTTCCACGCCCAGGTTCAGGCTGTAGTCGTCAGTGTCCGCAACCTGCATATCATCCAGCGGCCCCCAGGTGATCTGCTCCACCGACTGGCAGGGCGCGCGGGGAAGCTCAATCGGTCGTTTGACCAGAGGTGGCCAATTGAGCGGGAACACGATCAGCGATTGCGGGACAAGCGGCGTGGCGGTTGGCGGCGGTGCCCAGGTGATGGCGAATTGCAGCTTCTGCGTGAACAGCGCGCGGTTTAGGAAGGCTTCAGCCTCCACCCGCGCACTGGTCACATACATGGCCACAAGGTCGTCATCGTAATCCGCGTCGATGCGGCAGTGCTTGCGCGCAAGGTCAGTCGTGACCGGCTCACTTGATGGTGCCTCGATCACGCGCAGCGCGGCATACATGCTACTTCTTCACGATGCCGGCTGGTGCTGTCTGACGCTCGGGGTTGACCGTCGGACCAGTTGGCACCAGGAGGTGCAGCGGTTGCGCAAGCCGCTTGGCGGCAAGGTCCTGCGCGGCTGCCATGGGAACCGCGATGATTTCACCAGCATTGTAGTGCTGAAAGCGCCGCATGGTCCGCATGCTGACGAGCGTGCCGTTGGTATACGAGTCACTCATTGGTCAGTCCTTCACTGGATGACAACGCCATTCGATGGCGGCGCGGCGGTCGATCCTGCGGCGTTGGTGGCGGTCACGATGCAGGTCCCGGTCAGTCCCACGTCAGCAACCTGCGTTGCATAGGTGGGTGAGTTCGTCCCGACGTTCACGCCGGCAACGCGCCACTGGTAGGCATAGCTGGTCGGCGTGCCGGTCCAGTTTCCCATCGTGCAGGTCAGGTTGCCCCCAACCTGCTGCACGGCGGGCACTGAGACGTTGGATGGCGGTGAAAGGATCACGCCCTTGTCGGCCAGGACCTGCTTCTCGCCAGCCGTGAAGCTCGCAACTTCACCTGGATTGTAGCTTGCCCAGTGCTGGCTGAACGTCACGACCTGATCGCGTTGCGGGATGCCTTCCACTGCCATCGCATACATGTTGCGACTCCTTATGCCGGATCGGTCAGTGTTGGCGGCGGGTTCGCGCCGGTCGCCAGGGCCGGTCTGATCGCCGCAGCCTGTGACCACGTGGGGTTAAGCGGCTGGGTAGTCCACGGTGCCCCAGGCGAGCCAGGAACGCCGGCAAATGCCCAGTCCTGCGTCAGCAGCACCACCAGACTCTGGAGGTGCCGCATGTTGCAGTCGTGTTCAGATATGACCCTGAACAATGACTGATCACGCTGGAAGGCCGACACCATGTTGGTTCCGTCATTGTAGGCAGCCACGTCTGACGCATCGACCACCACGTTATACGTGTCTGCAATTACAAAGTCGGCCATGTCGCAAAAGTAGATTTCGGACGCCTTGGTGTTGGCACCCATCACAAGGTTCGTGGGTATCTGCTGGGTCAGGCGGATCGGGTAGCCTTCCCACATGCCCCTTTCGATTTCATCCTTCCAGTAGAAGCCGCCCACCTGATCGCGCGCCAGACTGATGAAGCGGGCAATCGTGGGTGCCATAATCCAGGTCGGGCGGATCATGCGCGACATGCCATTCTGAAGCGCCAGGATGGCAGCAGATGCGCCAGACAGGATTGCCGTCAGTTGATCACCAGGGGCCGGCGTTGCCGGCATGGCAGTCACGGTGATCAGGTTAGATGCCTGGACCAGATGGCGCAGCCCGACCGGCCCCTTGTCTGTTCCGTCACCACGGATGAAAGCAAGGTCTTCGCGGCGTGCAATGGTCTGCACCAGATCATCCCGCACGATTTCCTCCACGCCGATAGGCGAGCGGCGTATCAGGTCATTGCTGACGGGAACCATGGCGGTCAGTTTCTTGGCAACGAAGTTGACATCATCGAACCGCTCTTGGCTGATGCTGATGTCGTCAAGCTCGTTCTGGTAAGCAGCGGTTGCGCCGCCGGCCAGACGCGGGATGGTGAGGTTGCCCATCGGCATTCCCACCTCCATCGGGTTCGCGCCCCGAACCGCAGTCATGGCGCGCAGTAGCTCGATCAGGTCTGCCATGAAATCCTGCGGGATCAGCGCGCCACCTTCGCCGGTCACGCCAGAGTTCAGCGCGCGGGCAACGATGTCATCCCCGAACCTGTTGGTGACGAACTCTGCTGCCTTCTCCATCGAGACGTGATGGAAGCGGGCATGCAGCAGGCCCAGCACGTAACGCGCTGCCTTGACGCCGCGCTTGTCCTTCAGGCGCGAGTCAGGGTCAGGCTTGGCACGCGCCGGCACTGTGGTTGTCCGCACGCGGAAGCCTGCGCCGTGCTGCAAGGTCTTGTCGTCATCATCCCCGCCCTCGCCGTCGTCAGCGTCCTGTGCACCTTCAGCGGCTGCCTGCATGGCTGCGGCAACGCGCTGGAGGCGTTGATCGATGGCTGCCAGGGCAGAAGACAACTGATCGAACGTGGTGCTTTGCTCATCATCCAGCGGCTTGTCATCATCTTCAGCCTTCACGATCTCGCCCATCTTGGCGACAATCTCAGACCGCCGACGCTTCAGTTCGCGGTGTTTCTCACTCAGGGTGGCCATTGTTCATATCCTTTGTGCAGCGCGTTCCCGCGCAGTGATTGGTGGACGGCGCGCAGCCCTAGACATCGGTTGCCAGGGCAAGTTGGAACGCGCGTCGGCGGCGCATTCGTGCTCTTGTTTGTTCTTCATTGTAGGCAGTGAGTTCTTCACCAGTGACTGGTGGAGTATCCGACGCGACTGCCGTGCCTTCACCCGGCCCTGGCGCATCAATCAGCGCCTCGGGGTTGGCTGGCACGGTGACAATGGATAGCTCGACTAGTTCCTGTTCCTCGAAGTCGATGCCTGGGAACCAATCATCCGCGCCGCGTGCTGCATCGCGCGTGTAGTCCCATTTGACAGGTCTAAAGCCCACACTGGTCGCGGCAATGAAGCCGCCGCGCGCCAGCCGGTAGACCGACTCCGCGAACTGCCCACCTTCCGGCGTGTCCTGCGGGATGAACTCCACTGACGCTTTCAACGCGCCATCTTCAACCTTCACATCGAACGCGCGCCCGATGGGCAGGCGTGACGCATCATGCCCCCACAGCACGACGGGATTTTGTTTGTAGTTCTTCAGGTCCCAGCCGGCGACGGCGATCTTGTCCTGCTCGCGGTCCACGGCATCCGTGCTGATGGTGAAGCGCAGGGCGCGCAGGTCCCCGGTCATCTGTTCCGCCGCGCCGATGATCTGCTTGCGGATGCCAATGGCGGCGCGCGTCACGTTGCGGCCCCTGTTCAGTGACTTAAAATGCGTTGCGCTGACGATCATCATGCGGCACCTCCAGGTTGCGGCTGCGGCGCGGCGGCAGTGGGTGCATTGCTTGCCTCGGATGGAGCGGCGGCGGTTGGCGGCTGATCAGTGGGCAAGGCGGTGTTCAGCGGCACGCGGTATTCATCACCATGCCCATCATCAATCGGGTTCAAGTTCTCCCTGGCGCGGACCTCGTTGCGTGACAGCCAGCCATTGAGCGTGCCGATCTGATACGCCTGGAATCTGGTCAGCAGGTCCCCGCGCGTCATGTCATCAAAATCGAACTTGCATTCCAGGGTCATGCGCTCGTCATCGAACAGCAGATGATGATCGAACAACTGTTCCAGCGAGCGCGTGGTGGGCTTCAACGCGCTGTCAACATACTGCTGATTCTGCTGCTCGATGTTATTGAGCGTTGCCTTGTCAAGTTCCCCCAGGCGGTGCGGCGGCACGCCATACAGCCGGCAGATGTCGATCACCTGGAAGCGGCGCGTTTCTAAAAACTGCGCTTCCTCATTGGTGATCGCCACCTTGTCGAACTTCATGCCTTCCTCCAGCACCGCAGCCTTATGGGCGTTTTGCACGCCGGCATGTGTCTCACGCCACGAATTGGCGATGCGGTCTGCGGCTTCCTTGGACAGCTTGCCGGGATGACTGATCACGCCCCCGACTTGCCCGCCCTGGCGGAACAGGATGCCGCCGTGCTGCTGCGTGGCCAGCGCCAGCCCAATGACATCCTGCGCAATGGCAATGGGCGAGACGCCGACATACCCATCCATGCTGATGTTCTTAATGTGGATCATGTCATCAGGTGGCACGATCAAGCCGTAACCAAGCCGGCGTGAATTGATCCGATACCAGAGTTCCCCGTCGTCAGTCAGCATGATCGTGCAACGGTCAGGAGCAATGGGAACCAACTCGATAGGGTTGGCGTCATTGTCCCGTTCCACCACCACGAACGCGTTGCCGCGCAGGCATAGTGAGGTGATGGCATAGCCGATGAACTCGAACCATGTTTGCCAGCGGTTGGGCCTTTGGAAGACCTTATTGAGCGGATGCCGTAGCTCGCGCTTGTATCCGCCGCCGCCCAGCTTGCGGCGCACGAACGGGGACAGCATGGCGATGTCCTGGGAGATGGCGCGGATGCAGCCATACACGGCGGCGGCTTGCAGTGCGGTGAATGGCGTGACCGGGACGCCGGTATTCGACGCGTAGCCTCCCAGCGCCGCGTATAGCATCGGCTGTGGCCACCCCAGCCCGCCAAGGGTGGAGGTGACAGCAGCATCGGCCTTCACCACGGAAGCGGCTGCCCCGGCTGTCATGAATTCGCGCCGCGTCAGGCGAGGCTCGCGCGGCGTGCCCTGAAGCGCACCGTATGGTCGCATGCTCATGTTGCAGGTCCCAGGTCCACCATGACGTATTGCGAGCGGTCAGCCACGCCTGCGCCGCCGCCAACAATCGAAGCCGGCTGCGGTGCTCCACCAGGGGAAGCGTCCCGCATTGCAACCTGAATGGTCACGACTGGATTGAAGCCGGTGACATCCGCATACAGGTTGACCGTGAAGCCGCTCGCAACGCGCCCGCCGCCTGGAACATTGTCGAAGCCATATACCCAGGCGTTGCGCTCCGGTTGTCCCAAGATGCGCGCGGCAAGGATCAGGATGCCTTGCCCCACTTGCCCACCGGATGCGCCGGTCAGTTTCACATTGGCTGACAGGCTGACCATGATGCGTGAAATGCCGCCGCGCTGGATCGGGAATGCGCGCACGTCCAGGTCCACCCAGTCACCATTCACCGGGATTGCCAGATCAGCCGGAACATTGAACAGCAACGCAGACGACCGCTGCGTGTCCACGTATGACTTGGTTGCCGCATCCTGCGGCGCGGTCGGCATGCCTAGCGCGGTGATCCTCTGATTAACCATGCTGATCGGCACGGCAACCATTAACTGATTGAAGAACCACTGCATGACGACTTCGCCGCTGATCCCGACAACCACGACGTTGCCGGTGCGGAAAAAGCCGGTTGAATTGTCCCCGATTGCCAGACCTGGATCGGTCACGCTGGTGCCGCGCGCTGTGATCAGTGCCCCCAGCATCTGCCCGCCAGCCTTGGCAAGAAAAGCGGACATGTCAGGCGTCAGCGCGTCAGCGTATCGCTTGGTCACTGCATGGTTGTCAGCGGTTGGCTCGAGCGCCAGGGACAGGATGCCGGTCATCAGCCCGCCATCCCGGCGCAGATACGGGGACAGGTCAGGCACCAGGGAGTCGGCGTAGCGTTTGGTGGCTGCCTGCGCTGGCGTGGTCGGATCTGCCGCCAGCGCCAGGGGTCCCAGCATCTGCCCGCCGTCCAGGCGCAGATACGGGGTCAGGTCTGGCAGCAGCCCGTCAGCGTATTGCTTGGTCACGGCATGGTCAGGCTGGGTTGGCGGAAGCTCCAGCGTGAAGGTGCCCTTGGCCCTGGCAGCCTCCAGCCACAATGCCTCACCGCTGACCGTCAGCCCGCCCAGGAGCGTGCCGCCAGTGATGGGCAGCACAGGCACCCAGCCATCGTTCAGCCGGCCATAGGTCTGCCCAGGCGGCGCGTCAGGGAAGGAAGGGGGACCTGGGACCCCCTGCGGCCCCTGCCCGCCCTGATCGCCCTGCGGGCCGGCTGGACCCATGCCGCCCTGCGGGCCGGCTGGACCTATGCCGCCCTGCGGGCCGGCTGACCCTGGCAGCCCTGCTGGACCGGCTGGGCCTCCTGCGCCCTGGCTCCCAGGCACGCCTTGCAGGCCCTGCGGCCCAGGCGGTCCCACGCTGCCCTGCGGGCCGGCAGGACCTGGGACGCCTTGCGGGCCTTCCTGCCCTGGCGGGCCGGTCACCGGGCCGATGCTGACCCAGTCTGCGGCGGTGAAGACGAAGACGTCGCCGGCTTGCGGATCAGGGTCGAACGGCTGGAAGACCAAGCCCTGTCCGACCAGCATTTGCAGATCGGTTGGCGGTCTGTCTGGACCGTCCCAGTCAGCCGGGATCAGCCCATCAGGCGGCAGGTCAGTCGGCCTTGTCACGAACCCGAATGTGCCCACGATTTGGGTGACGCGGCCCTCGGGCCCCTGCGGACCTGCGGGACCTTCCGCGCCCTGCGGGCCGGCAGGCCCAGGTGGTCCCGGTATCCCGCTTTTCACGTGGATGTCGATGGCGCGCGGCTCGCCCAGGATGCCGGTCACTATGTCAGGCATCAGGCCGACTCCGTCACGGATGGCGTCACGAAGACATGGCCAGAAACGACGGTGGCAACGGTGCCATCCCCCAGCGTCAGTTGCAGGTCCCAGACCGCGCTGCGCCGCGTCAGCTTCTGTGAATCATCCCGCGAAAGATCAGCCTCGATGATGTTGGGTAATGTGGTCTTCAGTGGAAGCGCCAGGATCAGCGCGCCGCCGTGCCGCTCGCGTATCTCGGATTTCGGTTCAGCGCCGGTCAGGTCGACCGGCTGCGTGCGCTTGCGGTCCTGCCATAGCGTGAACACCCACGACGCGGTGTCACCGCGATACAGTTTCAGGTTGAAAACTGCGGGGATCATGCCGGCAGGACCGCTGGACGCTACGCTAGATCACTTCGGCTCGGGACGCGGCGGGATTGCAGCCGGATCGACGGCAACATACCGCCAGCCCACACCAGGGATGCCGGCCACGACCCAGTAGACCTTCGGCGCTACCGGCAGGCCCTGGTCAGGCGCAGGCGGCGTCACCGGCAGGCCCTGGTCAGGTCTTACGGGAGGACCACCCGGCAGGCCCTGGTCAGGACGCACTGGACGCTCGGGACGTTCTGGACGCCCGCCCACAGGTGGCCAGATTGCGCCTGGAGGCGTCCCAGGCGGCGCGGGCTGGATGGGATGGCTGGGCGTCAGAGGTGGCCAGATGCCGGGAGGTGGCTCGGGCAGCCCGCCGTCAATCTCAGGCCCACCTTCGTCAATGCCGTAATCAGGATCGACCGGGCCTTCCTCACCGGGCAATTCATGGCCAGGGTGGCCACGCCGGATGATATGCAAGAAACCTTTCACGCGAGGCATATGGAAACTCCGTTTCTGTTGAAACTAACTCAGCACGAGCAGGCCCCGGCTTTCGTAGACCGAGGTTGCATCGACGTGCGACATGCTGCGCGCAATCCCCATGATCACTGCCATCGTCGCGTCGATCTTGTTCTGATCCCGCGCACGGCGGGGGAATACGTTGCCGCGTGCGTCATAGTGACCAACGGCATTGGATATGCACCACGCCAGCGGTCCATTGCCGTCATGGCGCAGCCGGCCCGCGCGTGACGCGGCGTCGAGTTCCTTGGTGGGTTCGCTGAAGTTCTGGACGTTCTGGCGCATCTCCACCATGGGCACGCTTTCCGCCATCAGCCGCTGTGAAAGCTGCACCGCATTCCATGGGTCAAACGCAACCGCCTGGACCTGGAACCGCTGACACAGTTCCAGGATGTCTGCCTCGATCCGCATGAAGTCGGTTTCGTTCCCTGGCGTGATGATCAATTCACCGCTGCGCGCCCAGCCTGGGTAAGACGGATTGCGCGCCTCGTGCACCGCGTCTTGGTTCAGGTAGCAGCGCGCAAATACCGCATAGCCGTTGCCGTCAGGGAACACGATGCCGATGGCGGTGAGGTCGGTCTTGCTGGCAAGGTCCACGCCGATGTAGCAGGGCATCCCGGCAAAGTCGTCGATGTTCAGGGACGCATCCTTGCAGTCCTGCCACGCGCGCATGCTGAACAGCGCATTATCCGCGCCGACCCAGATATTCAGGTGCCGCGTCTTGAAGATCGACTCCTGGGAGGCGTTATTGCGCGCCTGCTTGGCGAAACCACGGATGGCGTCAGGCTGCACACTCTGACCCCAGCCAGGATTGCACTTGCGCCAAGTATCCTCGCTCCAGGGGTCGTCTTTGGCGTCTGCCGTATAGATCAGGCTGAAAAGCCGGTCATCGTCCTGGATGCCCTCCAGGACGCGTAGCGAGTAATCCCATAACTGCTTCCCGATGCCTGCCGTATTGTCAGTGGCGGTTGTGATCCCGATCAGCAGCGGCTGGTGACGCTTGCCCATGGCGGTGCGCAGCACGTCATACACTTGCTGCGTTTTATGGCTGGCAATCTCATCGCAGACCGCTATTGCCACATTCAGACCGTCCAGTGCCTTCGCGTCGGAACTGATCGGCGCAAAGCGTGATGCGGTGTGCTCCTGGAATATGGCGTTGACCATCACCTTGACGTTGTGCGGCGGCTTCTGAATGCGGGATGTCCTGCGCACCATCTGCTGTGCCATGTCGAACAGGATGCGCGCCTGATCCCTGGTCACGGCTGCGGCGTAGCCTTCCGCGCCGCCCTCACGCTCCATGAACGTCGAGTAAAGCGCAGCCGGCGCAACAATGGTCGTCTTGCCGTTGCCACGCGGCACTGCCACGAAGGCTTGGCGGAAGCGCCTGACCTTGGTGCCGGCTTCCACAAATCCATACAGGTTGGCGTATACGAACCGCTGCCAGTCCATCAGCCGCAGCGGCTTGCCGGCTTCCGGCCCTTTGATGTTGGGCAGCATCGAGACAAACATCATGGCGCGGTTCGCCAGTGCTTCATCGAATTGCCAGGGACTGTTGCCGGCGCGGGCCTCCTGCAATTCACGGATGAACCGCTGACAGGACATGCGCGCGGTTGCGCATGCGCCGGCATCATCCGCCATGCGTTCCGCAAACTCGATGGCAGGGGAAACGTGGTCGCGACTAAGCGACATCCTTGGCAAGCTCGTCCCACGGATCAATCTCGCCCTCTATCATGGGCGCGGCGTGACCTGGGATCAGTTGAATTCGGGGCCGGCTGGCCGGTGAAAAGCCTAGCTCCATCGCGCAGCGCAGCATGATCAGCGCGGCATGGTTCATAATGCGCAGATACGGTGAACTGATGGGGAAACCATCCTTGCCCTTGGTCAGCAGCGGCATCTGATTGCCGCTGTCGAGCTTCGCCTGTGTCATCATTGCCGTGCGGTGCCGGTCTTCCGCTTCCACCCATATCAGCAGCACAGCGCGGTCCAGCGACTTCAGGAGGCCACGCGGCGCGTGCCGCATGACATAGGCCCAGCCTTCCTTCTGGCTGGGCGTCAGGAACTCTGGCGGGACCGGATCAAGATCGGTTTCCGGCTGCGGCTCGTATTTGTTCTGCCGCGTGACGTTGATCGTGCCCTGAAGTTTCTTCAACGCGGTCGGCTTGCTGCGCTTGGTCTTCATGCCGCCACCAGCCGCATCCCGTATTCATCATCCCCAGGTGCAATCTCCAGCCCAGGCTTGCGGATCAGCCGGTTGCACTTGAACTTGCTGTAATCGACCTGATGGTGATGCCGGCCATACTTCCAGGTCACGCGGCACACGTCAGGGTGCAATGCGGTCAGCATCAGCGACTTCGCCAGGGTGCCCCGCGCGTAAAGCTCGTCCGTGTTGCCGCCACGGATGCGCTGGGTGCGCGGCTTGTTCACCAGGAACGCATTAAACAGCACCGTGCACAGTCCAGCCTTCAACATGCGCAGGGACAGGTCGGCATCCTCGTTGAAACGCGCCCGCCACCTGAACGGCAGGTCGTTGCGGATCAGATTGCAGGAGAATACCCGAGTATTCAGCGTAATGGGCGGTCTGGGCGCGCGGCGCAGCACGAAATTCTCGTAATTCGGACCCCCCATCGCTACATTCTCGTAGCGTAAGCAAAAATCCTCCATAACCTTGAATATAGTTCCATCTGCAACCTGTATTTTGGTGTTGCGGTTGCTGCGGTAAAAGCCCGCGATGTTATCATCCATGATCCAGTGCCATGCGGCACCTTCTGACACGGCATGGTCCCAAATGAAGTTGCGCGCCGGCCCGCTGCCCTTGCTCCTGGAGGCGTCCCAGTCGTCACACGTCTGGTAGTCGCGCTGGTATGCCTTATCCAGCACCAGGAGCTGTCCAGGGTGAATCACCTGGGCATAGGCGCGGTATTCCTGTTCCTCCACCACCACCCGGTATGGCACGCGCAGCCGGTCCAGATACCGCATGGTGATCCTGGTATCGTGCCGGCCCTTGCTGGGGATGTAGATCGGAAAGCTAGGATTCATCGCTGGCATACACCAGGGCGCGGGCCTTCTGCCGCTCCACCTCTGGAAACCAGATATACGGCGCTTTGGCGGGGATATCCTGACCTATGCGCCGTGCGAATTCGTCCATTGCCTCCTGGTCAGGGAAGTGCACCACCAGTGACCGGAAGCTCGTCAGATCGTCCTGGTGGTGCTCCGGCATGCCCTGCCACTCCTGGCCAGGGTCTTCTACGCCCAGGTCCAGCAGTGACTTGACCTCGTATGCCTCGAAACCCACCAAGCCCAGGTCGATGCCCTGCGCTTGCAGGTCTGCGACCTCCAGCTTCAGCATGGCGGGGTCCCAACCTGAATTGAGAGTCAGCTTGTTATCCGCCAGCGTGTATGCACGCCGCTGCGCGTCACTCCAGCCGTGCGCAACCATCACCGGCACCTCTGGCAGTCCCAGCTTGTGACCGGCCAGCACGCGGCCATGCCCTGCGATGATGGTGCCGGCTTCATCCACCAGGACCGGCATTGTCCACCCCCACTCGCGGATGCTGGCGGCAATCTGCGCAACCTGCGCGTCATTGTGGGTGCGTGCGTTGCGTGCGTAGGGGATCAGCTTGTCGATTGCCCAGCGTTCCACCTTGTCAGCCGGCCATTGCGGCTGCTGCGGCTTCACCTGGGCAGTCTGCTTGCGCGGCATCAGTCCTGGCGGCTGATCTTTGCCCGCACTGCGGCGTCTTTCGCTTCCAGGAGCTTCCGCAGTGCCGTGGTGCGTTCTGCATTGCGCGGCAAGTTGGTGACCATCCATTGCGCCAGTTCGGCAAATGGCCGCGAGAACGGTTGCAGGTCTTCCCGCAGATGCGCGAACTCGAAAAATTGCAGGATGTGGTCCTTTGTCTCACTCATCGGGTCAATTTCCTCGGATTCGCAATCCAAAAATTCCGACTGGGGGGCGGT